CCTCTCAACTGTGTACCCTAAGAGCTCTGGAGCTATCTTTGTTACTATACGTAGTAGCTAACCAGACTTAGGGCCCTAAGACCCAAAGAGAGCCCAAAAGTGTGCCTTTAAGGTACCCAAACCCTTACCTTAATCAAGTCTATATTATATAATCATAAGTCTCTTAAGGCAAGGTTAAGGCCAATAGCTAAGGCCTTTTCAATAAAGAGACTTATGGCCACTCTACTTGTCTATACATGAGAATAAATGAATAGCTTCATTGGTACACTTAGGTGCCTTTAAGGGCCTTAATCCTAATCCCTAAAGAATACAATCTATATTATATATATATATATATATGCGAGTCTTTTAGGGGATTTTGGAACAGGTGTCTAAAATCGATATGCCAGGAATAGAGTATTTGAGATTTGATTTCTCAAGTTAAGGCTTAGTTAAGGCACATTTAGGGTACCTTTTAAGGCCCTAAACTACCTTAAAGGTAGGCCTTAAAGAATTATTTGCATATATAATATATTATGATTATATTTGTATAAAGAAAAAAGAAATAATACCCTAAAACATTTAAGGCCATGAAAAGAATCAGAAAGGTAATCCTAATATCCCTACTCTTAACGATGGGATTCATTATCGGAGCTTTGGTTACAATATATACCCAAGAGGTATATAACCATCCCAATGTAAAGAAGGCCTTCGAGGTTAAGGCCTTTGGTCAATACTTTATATACGAATAATCCTTAAATCCATAAAGCCATGCTTAATTCTAAAGACTTTACCAATGCCCTGGAAATCATTTCCAAACACCATTCAACTGAATTGGCCATCAATACTCCTAAGGATAACTTCGTAGGATATATGGGTCAATCGGAATTCAGGTTGCATATTAAGAAATGTGTACCCTCGGTAGTTAATAATTTGATTCAGGCAGGTTATATCCTGAATATGGGTCCGGAAGGTTTGGAGGTCGATAAAATCTAACCTTCAAAGGCCTTCATATTTAATTTGCATATATAGTATAATTATATTATATTTGTAATACAGTATAATAATAATTAACTAATTTTAAGGTTATGAAAAGATTTGATTTAATTGCATCGGTTAAGGGGTTAATTAAGGATAAGGCTTACGAGGCAGGTAACGGGGCTTCGTATTTTATTCCGGGTATGTCCCAGGAGTTTAACCCTCGCAGTGATGATAGTTGGTTTCAGGCTATGTTCCTGGAATATAATCCGACTCTGTATAACGAGGATTACGATTGGATTGATAAGTTATGCGAGGCAAGCCAGGATTTAACCGGTAGGTTAACCGAGCAATTCAAGGAATATGTTCAAGGTGATTACAAGGTAAACGAAGTTGGTAACGGGATTACCATGGTAACTTCGAACCGGGCTGGGATTGCATTAACCTTTGCGGATAGTGATTTGGGAATGTATATAACCTATATGGAGACATTGGCATAGGTGGGGGTTGGCTCACCTATTTGCTTTCATTTCTCTTTTCTGTTAGGCCTGCCAACCCAGGCCTTTTTTATTTATGAGCTTATAAGGCCTTTATGGATTCAACCTGGGTACCCTCTGGTGCCTTATAGTGGCCATAAACCTTAGGCCCACTTGAAGGCCCTAATATTTAATTTGTGCATATTAAATATTTGTTGTATATTTGTAATACAGAAAAGAAATAACTAATTTTTAATCTTTACAATTATGAAAGCAATTAAAAATCAAATCGAAAACCAACTGCAAAACCAACTTGCAACCTTCTCCATGCTCAACTCTGCACTCCCTGCAATCTCCCAAATTGCTCAAACCCTCACCGACCTTCTCCCTCAACCAGAGGAACTCTCCTTCTATCACTCTCACAATTGGACTCTCGATTCTGCCCACGGTGCCGAAATCACCTCCCTTATCCTGGATACCTCCTACCAGGAATCCGACCGGGACTTCGAAACTCCCATAATCGAAAAACTCAACTTCGAACTTAATTCGGACCTGGGCTCTATCCGAATAACCTCATCAAATATCGCCGACGGGCTTATTCTCCTAAATATATCCTACCTGGAATAAAACCCAGGTTAAACCTAAACTTAGGCCTACCTTATAGGGGGCCTTTTAGATATGTATAGGGTTAAGGCCTTATATCGCTTTTAGTGGCTTGGCTTATAGGCCTTTTATATTATAGAGTAAGGTACCTAATGGTACTCAATAAGGCCTTCAACCATTTTCCAATTTCAGTGGAAATGATTGCAAAATAAAGTGTTCCCATTTGCAAGTAGGGGCATATCATAGAAACTTAGTACTTACGGAATATAAGTTTACTTAGTTATAAAATTATATAGTTCTAGATTCCCAAGGACCAAGGCCGAAAATGAAAAGGAACATTAAAGGCCATAACCCGAGGAGTTGAGGTACCCAAAGGTGCCAGCTAAGGCCATATTTCAATCAGACCTTATACCAACAAACCCTCCTACCAACAATAACCTTATACTCAACCTACCATTAAACCCACCTACCATAACACCCTAATTCCTTAATAGGCAATATTTATTCTAATCCGTTCTATTATAGAAAAATATAATCAAAATTTATGTCTAAAATTTTGTAATTGAAAATATTTGTTGTATATTTGTAATACAGAAAAGAACTAATAAAAGTTAAACCAATTAAAAATTTTACTACTATGAAAGCAAATGAAATTTTAGCAATCGGCAACGAAATTTTTTCGACCAACGAAAGAAAAAGCATCTACAAAAAAGAAATCTTTGCAGAATGCAAAACCGACAAAGAAAAAAAGAATCTGCGAATGAAGTTGCGTAAAAAGTTGGATGCGTTCATAGCAGAATTTATTGCAAGCAATAAAAATATAGAAAAAAGAAAAGCACTAAAAAAAGCATGGCAAGAATATGCAAAGCAAGTATATATAAATGCAAATTGCATCGTCGATGCAAATGCAAATACAGAAAAAAAGGACACAATCAAAAATTTCTTACTTGCAATGAATGAAAAAGAAAGCAAGTAAATAAAATCGAATAGGGGACAAATTTGTCCCCTATTTTTAATAAAATTTAATTTTGCGATAGGGACACCGTGGCCCCCTTTTACTGCCAGATGTTTTTGAAGACCTCGTGATAAGACTCTTTAAGGTACCAAAACCTTTTTACTGCCAGCTCCCAAAGAAACCTCGCATTAAGCTCTTCCTGAAAGGCACATGCCACATAACCACATCCCCCCTCTCCCTACACAAAATGAAGAACCCATCTAAAGGCTCTTCATAAAATTTTTCCAGGATATTTTTAAGGCTCCAATTATAAGGCCTATGATTTAGCCTTATATATCCTTATCAGATTATCAAATGCCTTAATCCTTACTTCACTATCCCACTTGCTCCACCAAAATATTTCTCGAAGGGTCAACTTATGGTTTTGAACTTCCATATAAGCTTTAGTAGTTTTATCCCCACCCAAAAACTCAAAGTTAAATTCAGGGATAAGTATAAAAGGCCATTCAGGATTATACAATAGTTTACCATCAAGTATCTCTGACTCATGTCCCATATCCTGTAAGATACAAATCAAAGACTTCTCTAATTCTGAATCCCTTAATACAGCCAATTTGAATGACTTGCACATTCCACAATTAATAATGGTATTCATATAAATCTCCTTGGCTTTGGTTATCCATTCCAGGATAATCCTATTCTTCTCTTTCTGTTCCATGATTAGGCATAGGGTTTAATTATAACTATTGTAAGAGTGACTACCAGAATGCAAATTATTCCGAATATGAATAACTCACCTATTATTTGTAATAATTTACTAGAATATTTCTGCAACGAGCAAAGGACCCCACCCATTATTCCCAATGTAAGTGTGAATCCTATAAGGAAGAAAAGGATATGAAATAAAACCTTTAACATAGTATTCATGAATTTAAGGGATATAGACCTGAAGACATCGTTTCGGTATCAAGGTATACACCCAATAAGAGGGACCCTTGGTAGTGAGCCCCTCTTAGGATTATGGCCTATCTAATAACTGGATATCTAAATCTCCATTGGCATATATGGTAATGTAGTCTATTATCTGTACTTGGTCGTCTGTTGGCATTTGTATACCGGAGTTATTTACCTTTATAGTCAGCTTCTGATTGTCAAAGTCTAAATGGTAACAGGGAAATAGTTACATGTTACCCATTGGATGGTTTTTATTGGAACATAGATTAAAAATTAAGTCCAGTAGTTTATAGGTTTCTACTGGGCTTTGTTGTGTGTACATTACTTCATTAAAAGTATATCACTATGATATACTTTTAATCCATAAACCATGCGATATGAGTTTACTTTTATTTCACCAAGGTAATGTACCTATAATCGAAGATGATATGAAATTCGCAAAATTACCCTTACCAACCAATGATGGGGGAGGTTGGATAACCAATGTACTATCTACAGTTGAACTGATAACTATCTACAATCAAGTTAAAAATGAACAGATAGATGGCATTATGATAGTAGATAGTTATGATTATGGTGGTCGATATGAACAGAGGGCCATATCCACGGGGTTCAGATTTAATAATTCAAGGGTAGAGTTTCACTTTAGTCATAGTTATTCTGTAGACGGTTATCAACCCATTGGAGAAGGTTTCGTTAACGACGACCAAACTTTTGCCATAGTCACCGTTACTATCTCATCTACAGGAATACTTACTTATCGATACCACAGCTTGGAATAATATAAAAGGGAAAAGAGGTCAGTATTTATCTGACCTCTTTTGTGTGATTACATTTACTACTTTTGGTCTGGTTCTTTAACCTTGGCCTTTTGTTTGAAGTAGAACTTGGTTTCTACGAAAAGATAGGGGTATTCCTTATTATCGGGGTCATATACCAAGGTATAATCTACCCCTCTAACGTTAGCTTTCATGTAATGAAACTTTCTCCAAGCTTCATCCTTTAGATTCTTGATTACTTGTTCAAAAGAACGTACAAAACCAACTCTCTTCCTTAAGTACTTCTTTGTTCTACCAACTTCTTGGTAAAACATTTCCTCTACTACTCCACCAGCAGCATAGAACTGACCCGGAGTATAAACTTTTACTGCCATATAGATATTTTTATTAAGGTTCCCAAATATCGAATGTTTGACCTTTAGCTGTAGTTATTCTTAATGAATAATGTTCTCTTACTACTCTTAGCTTAGTAAAGGTTAGGTCATGTTTACGGTATACATATTCCTCTAAGGACAATATCTCATTTTCAATATTACCCTTTAATTGACCACTGAACTTTTGGGTGAATCCCTGAGTAAGATTATTTATCTTACCAGTGAGTTTATCCCGTAAAAGGGAAGGAATATTCCCGTCTATGATTACTTTCTCTATATAAGCATCCCAAACCGGAATGGATTGCTTCTCTTCATCACTGGCTTTCCTTAAAATTATTTCAATGTCGTTTAACTCGAGTATCATTCTTGAAAAGAATTTTGAGGGTTAGTATAAATAATCCAGTTATTACTGCCGGACTAACTGCCCATATAAGGAATAAAACTCCATATCTAACTGGGTTGGAGGCTTTTTTAAGAGGAGTTTCTTCGATTACACTTCTGATAAATAGGCAGAAGATAAATCCGAGGGTGTAGAACACTAAAAGGGTATAACCCAACCAAGCCGGAGTAGGATTAGCAGTCATTAAGATATCAGACATGATATGATTATTATGATGGTGATACAAATTATGAGTGTTTGAATAGTTTCTTTCTTACCTTTGGACCAAGATTCATTACCTTCATATTCCTTGTTTACTCCTTTCAAAGCTTTCCAAGTCATACCTCCACAATATGCAGAGTAACTAATAACGTTTACTGTAATCCAATGTAATAAGAAACGTATCATTTTCCTTCTATTTTTTCGATAATACGACTGATTTTGGCAGCTGCATACCGGATTATATCAGGATTTTTAATCCCTTTCTTGTTGATAGCGGCCAATTTCTCCAAATCATGGTTCAAAGTTCTCTGTGCTACCAGAGTTTTATACTTTTCTTCGTTAAAAACCTCGATTTGATACTTAGAATTGATAGGATTGAGATCTCTATCTGTCTTAATACCATTCTCGAGAGTATAAACCCCCTTTTTCCTCTCCTTAATTGCCGTCTTTTCAAAGAAGGCAGGACCTGTTACCAGTAATAAATCACCAACTTTCATGTAGTTTTGATATTAAATTTGCATATTAAAGTAGTCTTTGCAAGACCTTCCGGTATATATTATAAAATTCTATTTTCAATGAATGTCTTAGGTATCTGTGGAGCCCAAGGAGCGCTCCTTTTTGAGTTTAAGGAACATCTTATAGCTAATGTAGAACCCAGAGCAGTATTCCATTCCAAAAAAGAAGAGCAATGGAAGCTTAATTTTGGTGATATACCGTTTGTAAGGTCACTGGAAGAGGTAAAAAATTCCAAAATAGACCTAATATTAGGCTCTCCATCATGTGGGCATAGCTCAGTATTCTCATATTCCAGGAAAAAATCCCTGGGCAAACCCCGGGAAGATGTTACCCTTAATCTGTATCTTTCTAGTATTAAGAAGTTCAAACCAGCAATATTTATGCTTGAGAACCTCCCAAAACTTCTGGATTTTATCCCTATCGGGGAATGGGAACATAATTTACCCGATTATAAACTTATAGTGCACTGTCACTCCGTTACGGTATTTGGTAATTCCCAACAAAGTAGGAAACGTCTGGTGTTGATAGGAGTTAGAAAAAACTCCAAAATCAACCCACAGATATTTGACCATACTTTTCAGGTTACAAAACCCAAGAATCTGTGTCAATTGAAAAGAGAGGTTAGGAGAGACCTAAATTATCGGGAAGCTGATGATAAAAAGCTAGCCATGTATCACTATGACGATAAGTCCAAAACTACTTTGACAGTAGCTCAGGTAAGAAACCTGTGGAGAACTGAGTTTAAGAATGACTACAAGTGGCCTATGAGAACTCAGAAGATGAAGACTCTACCGGGAGTATATCGCAATAGAAAAAGAAGTTACCCATTAACCGTAAGACCTTCATCCAGGCAATTCAATCCCCACGGAAGGATTATGGGCCTTGAAGAATACCGGGTGATTATGGGCTTTCCCAAAACCTTCCGAATTTATTTTGATAAGGCTAATCCAACTTATTGGTTAAATAAGGGAAGGAATACCTTAACCAAGGGCTCTGTATATGAGGTCGGATTATGGTTAAAAAGGTGCCTTAAAAAGGCCTCTATTTTACGATGACTCCCCCTCGTATATGCGCGTGATAATAATATACCTTAAACAGTATATTATTATCTATACACGTGTTTAAGGGGGGTATATGAAAGAAAAACTAAACACATAAAAGAAGATGAAAAATGTAATCCTAACCTTAGCCTTTATAATTATGGCCTTAACCATATTTTGGCTATGGAACCGAAATTCTGAATTAAGGCATGACCTTAAAAATTCTACTGAGCAACCTGATACCATTTGGGTTAATAAACCCTTTGTACCAAAGGTTGAATTCCCTAAGATTCAATTACCCAAAATGGTATTCCTCTATCAGATAGATTCTGTTCCTATCGAACGAATTGAATATGTTGATAGAGTAGTTACTATCATTCAAAAGGATTCAACTAAAATTGAATACAATGAATTATTCCTGACCAATTATCCTCTGGCTCCTAAATTATTGCAAATACTTTCAAATAGGGATAAACTATCTATCACTACATTCAATACTGATTGTAAGCTTATTACTGAGGAGTATTCAGTTAATTACTTTCGTTATCAATATAACTACCTGGATGGTAAATTAACCCATAAGAAAACATCTTTCTTAAAAAGATTTAATCCAGTAGCTCAGTATACCATACGACCAGTACATAACTTCCATGATTTGGATTTAGGCTTGAAATACAATACCAGTAAATTTAATTATGAAGCCGGGTTGAATATCAACTATTATCCTAAACTTCGGGATAATTTAGGTCTCGACCCGTACTTAAGAATTTCATACAATTTCTGACATGGCAAGAAAGAAGACATTAGTTGAAGATGCAAGTCTTACACCCGAACAACTTAAAACCTTGGTTCGAGTGATGAAAGACCCGTTCTTCTTTTCTACTTTCTGCTACGTGATAAACCCCGTGTTGGGCATGGTAAAGTTCTTGCTCTATCCTTTTCAAAAGGCAGTGCTATACCAATTTATGCTCAACAGGTTCAATATCATCCTAAAGTTTCGTCAGGCTGGTATTACTGAGCTAATCTCTCTCTACTGTCTTTGGTTAGCAATGTATCATCCTAACAAGAAGATAAACATTATCTCAATCAAGGACACCGTAGCAAAGAAGGTACTAAAGAAGATTAAGTTCATGTACAAGAATCTCCCCTCGTATCTACAAGAGCCCATTATAAATGGTCGTGCTGGGGAATTTGGTTCTGTATCAACTATAGAGTTTGCAAATGGTTCTGTAATAGAATCTATTCCAACTTCAGACCAAGCGGGTCGTTCTGAATCTTTGTCGTTGTTAGTGATTGATGAAGCAGCAATTGTAAGATGGGCTTCAACTATCTGGGCATCAGCCTTCCCTACTCTATCAACTGGTGGTGCTGCTATAGTAAACTCATGTATCACGGGTGACACTCAGATAATAGGTAAAGATGGACCTTTCAGAGTTGATTCTATATGTCCTAAGACCTTTGGTAAGATGGATATATCTCATCTCGGGTTGAGAGTATTATCACATACCGGAAAGTGGCAGAGAGTACTTGGTTCTGTAAATAAGGGTGTACTGAAAACTTGGGAAGTTCACAATGAACAAGGTAGGGTTATTAAATGTACTCCAAAACATAAGTTGTATACTCTTGAAGGTTGGTTACCTGTTTCAGAGATAATCAAACGAGATATACCTGCTATCTTCTATCATACTGGTATAAGCGGTCTGGAGCAGAATCCAGTAACCGTAAAACCCAAGAAAGAGATATGCAAACCCATACCTGGTTATCCAAACTATGAAGTCTCCAACTGGGGAAGAATCTTCATTGTAAAGAATGGGACGAGGGTAGAGAAGTTACCAAGACCTTGTAATAATAGGGAGAGATACCTAAATATAAGGTTGTGGAATAAGGGTCAAAAGAAAAAGATATGTGTCCACAATCTGGTGGCTAAAGTATTCTTAGGAGAAATTCCAGAAGGATATGTAGTTGACCACATTAACAACAATCCTTCAGACAACTATGTAACCAATCTTCAGATAGTTACAGTAGCTGAGAACAGTCAAAAAGCTGCAAAATACTCTTATGGCATGAAGCTTGGGTCTAAGCTGAAAGGTGGATTCAACTACGACTTAAGAGTAGTAGCTTACATAAGGTATCGTTATCAAGAGCTTGGTTACTATTATGGAGTGTTAGATAAGATATCTAAGGAGGTTGAATATAAGTTCGGAGTTAAGCTGAACAAACCTTATATTCAACGCATTGTATCTGGTAAAAGGTGTACAAGTATCTACCTTTCTAAGCTTAAAGTAGTTAGAAAGTATTACGATACCATTTACGATATTTGCGTTGAACACGATGAATCTTACCTCATTAATGAAGACTACGTGTCTCATAACACCCCTTATGGTGTAGGGAACTTCTTCCATAGTACTTGGGTAGATGCTATATCTGGGGGTAATCCGTTTAACCCCATACGATTATATTGGCAGATGCACCCCGATAGGGATGAGAAATGGTATGAAGAGATGTCTGCTGCTTTGGGTCCCAAGAGAACAGCTCAGGAGATAGACGGTGACTTCCTATCATCTGGGAATACAGTATTCGACTTAGCTGATATTAAAGCTATAGAGGAATGCTTATTTGACTACCCTGTTATCAATATCCGTCTCAAAGGTCAATATAAAGAGTTCAACGAACCAGACCCAAACAAAGAATACTTTATCGGTGGTGACTGTGCTACTGGTAGAGGTACTGACTACTCTGCTTTCACCTGTATGGATAAAGAAGGGGAAGAGGCTGCAGTATATAAGGGGAGAATACCCCTGAACAAGTATGCCCGACTCCTTGGTGATGTTGGAGAGAAGTTCAATTTTGCTAAGTTAGCTCCCGAGACCAATGATGTTGGTATGACGGTAACTACCATACTTCAAGATGAGGGATATCCTAATCTATACTTCTATACTAAGCTCTTACGTAAGAAGAGGAAGAATAGACCAGAAGAAGATAAGTTCCCGGGATGGTTGACCACAACCAAGAACCGTTCTGTAATAATCGAGAACTTAGAGAAGGATATCAGGGAAGAGAACGTAATTATAAAAGACCCGTTCTTTGTACAAGAAGCATACACCTTTATTTATGACGGTGCTGGAAGACCTATTGCTCGTGGTAAGCATAGAATGAATAACTCCTCTATGGACCTGGATTTGGAAGGTGAAACATATTCTGATGATGCGATATTCGGTAAAGCTATCACTAATCATATCAGGTCTCACAGTCCATCTGGTACTGTAGTAATTCCTCAGTAAGCATAAACCATTCAATATAACATGAAACTTAATCCTATCAGTTGGTTCACCAGGTCTAAGCCTGTGGAATCTCAGAACAAAGATGAGGGAAAGGGTTCAATAAGTCCGGGCAGAGTTTCTCAACCAGATGATGGTGTGGGGAACTCTGAACTCATTACCACTCTTAATGGTATGACGAACTTAGTTACCCCAACGTTCAGAACAGAACTAATACCTATCATTCGGGACCTGTACAAGATAAACCCGGACGTCAGCATTGCATTGCAGGACATGTTCAAGCTGTCAAATACAGGTCATACTATTGACTTCCCAAACAATACTCCTGAGGAGTCTACCAAGATGAGGGAGCATTTGAGGAATGTATCCAAGAGGTGGTCGAAGTATACAGCTGGAATAGATGGGTTGGTAAACAAGTTCATAGTTCAGCTTCTTGTTAGTGGTGCTATATCGGTGGAAGGAGTACCAAACAAGAAGTTAACAGGATTGGAAACCATACTATTCATTAAACCCGAAACTATAAGGTTTAAGAGAGAGAACAATGGAGTATATCACCCATATCAAAGAAACCCTCGTTTGGTAGATGGTCTCAAAGATTCATTCATACGATTGAATACAGAGACCTACTGTTATGTAGGTATGTACAATGATACCGATGAACCGTACGGAGTACCCCCATTCATGTCAGCTTTGGATTCTATCGCTGGTCAGCATACTATGCGAAAGAATTTCAAACATATCATGGAGGTAATGGGTATGGTTGGTTTCCTTGAAGCTAAGATGGCTAAACCTCCCCGTAATGCTGGAGAGAGTGAAAAAGCCTATACTGCTCGTTTAGAAAGTACTCTTAGGAAGATGAAGACCAATATAGTTGGAGGTATGTCTGACGGAGTAGTGGTTGGTTACATTGATGACCACGAATTCGAACTAAGGTCTACTTCAGCTTCTATGCAGAATATAAACCTCCCTTGGAATATGAATCAGCAATCTGTGGCAAATGGCCTTGGGGTAAATGGTTCTATCATCGGAGTATCTGCATCACAGAGTGGTACTGAGGGAGGAGCTGGCATACAGCTGTCCAAGATGATATCCCAGTTAAAGAATATCCAAACCTTGGTAATCTTTGTACTGGAGTTCTTTTATTCTCTAGAACTGCGCCTGGCAGGGTTTAACAACAAGGGAATAACTATCAAGTTTGGAACCTCAACTGTTTCAGATGATATTAAGTTACAACAGGCTCGTGAATACCGTGCTCGGGTAAATGTAACTCTGTACAATCAGGGCATAATCAGTCAGGACCAGTTTGCACGGGATATGGGTTATGAAACTCCAGACCAACCAGAACCAAGAACTCCAGTGGAATCCGATGATTCAGATGGTACTGGCGATTCAGACACTGGTCAAAAGAAGAAGAAACGAGAAGACGATAAAGATAAGTCAGACCGTAAAACCCGGGATAAAGCAAATCCTAATCCCAAAAGGAAAGACCAAGACAGTAAACCAAGATAAATTATGTTAATGACTCAGCAGAACACCGATGTAATGGTGTTAAGTGCAGCTCATAGCTTGATGGTATCAGATGTGCCAGAAATAGTTATAGATGCTCACTCTCTCTCCGAAAACTTCTATAAGGGCACTGGCAATTTCAGTGAAGACCCTAAGAAGTCACTGGAAAGGTTTGGTATGTGGGGAGGCACTTTGAATGTCAACCAGTTCATGCCAGAAGTAACTCCAGAAATGTTAAAGCCAAAGGATAGTGACTTTATAGAGCCAATGTTCCGAATGCTTTCTGCCGCAATAGTGGCAAGGAAGTATAACCCCACTGAGTTTCCAGAAGCAGTACTGAAGGAATCAATGCCCTTATTGGTAGGTCAATCAGTTAACCTTGACCATGAGACCGATGTAGCTAATGCTATTGGAGCAGTTAAGTCTGTAGAGTGGCAAGAAGCTTATCAGGATGAAAAGACCGGGATAATTATCCCTGCTGGTATCAATGGTATCATGAAGATAGATGGTCTTTCAAATCCCCGTATAGCTCGTGGTATTCAAATGGACCCTCCGTCAATACATTCTAATTCTGTAACTGTAGAGTTTGCATGGGAACCTTCTCATGCCTTTGAAGATATATGGGAGTTCTATTCCAAACTTGGTACATATACTGAGAATGGGGAGTTGATTCGTAGAGTTGTTACCAAGATTATATCTTATAAAGAGACATCTCTGGTATGGCATGGGGCAGACCCGTTTGCCCAGCTTATCAAAAGCGGTAAGTTAAACAGCCCTGCTTATGCAGGAAGTCAGTACTATTCTTTCTCTGAAGAAAAAGCTGCCGAAGCAAATGACCCAGCAAAGAGGGTATCTATGTTCGACTTCAAGGTTCTTTCTGAAAAAGATATAAAGTACAATACCACCCAATCTAATAATGAAAAGGGTGCCGGAAAGGGTAACCACAATAACCAAACAAATAAAACAAACATGGACAAAGAATTGCAGCAAGTGCTGGCGAGCCTCTTTGGTGAAAATCTTTTGACCCTTTCTGAAGGTCAGGAAGTTTCGATAGAGCTGGCTCTCACCCAGATTAAAAACCTGGTACAGCAGAATCAGAGCCTCACTGAGGCCGTGGCTTCCAAAGACACTGAGATTCAGACTCTCAAGGAAGAGAAAGCAAATCTCGAGAAGGACGTAGAGTCTTACAAGGAAGCAAAGAAAAACTGGGACGGTCATATCAAATCCTTCCGTGAGGAAACGGTGGCTGCCTACAAGAAAGTTTCCGGCGAGGAGAACGTAGACCAGAACATCCTGGCACTACTGGAGAACGAAGGAACCACCATGGAGACCCTCAGTGCTCTTCGTAAGACTTATGACGCACAGCTGGAAGACAAATTCCCGATGCACTGCAATCATTGCGGTTCTCAGGACGTGGGCAGGGCATCTTCTATCAATCTCGAGGGAGAAGATGAGACGAAGAACGGAGACAAATCCACTCAGGCAGTTGCCCAAGCTCTGGCCGACCGGAAACTCCGAGGAGAAAAGAAATAACAGAGAAAGTAACTCAAATTTCAAATTAAATTATGGCAGACTTACACAAAGTGGGTTCCCGAACCCCGCAGGCTGTGATTTACAAAAGTGAATCGCACAAGCTTCATCAGGCATTCCCGGTAAAGAAAGATGATATCATCGTTCAGGGCCAGCCAGTAAAACTGAATAATGACGGTACCATTTCTCCGTATACCGGAGCAGAGGGAGAAATCTACATCGGTATCGCTATCGGTTACAGTCAGTACCCAGCATATCCACCCTCGGCAGCGGGAGTAGAGGTAACAGTTATGGTACAGGGCTATACTGTTATTCACGGTATCGCAAAAGCCGCCATAGCTACTACTGGCTATGTTCAGACAGACGGTACACTGGATGACAGTGGTACATATCCTAACTACAGTCCGTCGGCTTTGAATGCCGAGACTCCTTTCCTGGCCATCAACACGGCAGAGGAGGGCGAACTGGTACGAATCCTTGCAAAATAACAAAAAAAACACATTTATAACATGGCAGAAAAAACTTTCACTCGGGACCAGTACTTAAAGGAGCTTCCCGAAATCGTAAAGAACATGGACGGCTTCCGACAGGGAAGCAACAAGAGTCTCCCGGTAGACATTCATCTGGGTGATATGCTCCAGGAGAAATATGGCATTACCCAGGAGGATTATTTCAAAGCCGTCGGGTTCAATCCCAAAGTCGACACGATGGAGAATATATACTCCATGCCGAATCCCGAACTTCGTTGGCTCGTTCCGGAGATTGTCCGTGAGGCAATCTATCTGGGAATGCGAGAAGCACCATTCTATCCCAACATCATCGCATCCGACCAGCCTATCAATGGGCTGACGGCAATCATGCCGCTCGTCAACATGTCAGACGCTAACCCTGCACGGGTGAACGAGGCTGAGACCATTCCTCTGGGTACCGTATCTTTCGGCCAGAAGTCGGTCAACCTTTTCAAAATCGGCAAGGGTTTCAAGGTTACCGACGAGGTACGAAGCTACGTATCGATGGACGTAATGGCAATATTCCTTCGTGACTTCGGTGTTCAGCTGGGTTATGCAATGGATGCTCTGGCCATGGATGTCCTCGTAAAGGGCAACAAGCTGGACGGTTCGGAATCGGCTCCGGTCATCGGTGTAGGAGATACCACAAAGGGCATCCAGTATCGTGACCTTCTCCGGGTATGGATTCGGGCATCTCGCTTGGGTCGTCAGTTCCGTACCATCATCGGCGGCGAGGAACAGGCCCTAGACCTCCTCGACCTCCCTGAGTTCAAACTGCGTTCGTCGGGTACTACCGATGCCCGTCTGAACCTGAAGACTCCGGTTCCTAACTCGGCAGACTTCTATATCCATGGCGGTACTCCGGCAGACGAGGTAATGCTCGTAGACCCGGCAGCAGCTATGATAAAGCTGACTGCAAAACAGCTGATGCTGGAGTCGGAACGTATCGTTTCGAATCAGACCGAGGCTATCTATGCTTCGCTGACGACGGGCTTCTCGAAGATGTATCAGGATGCTTCTATCCTCATCGATGCGACGAAGGAATTCTCTACCGACGGATTCCCCGACTACATGGATGTCGACAAGTACCTGACCGGTATCATCGAGTAAATCTCACAACTCAAACCTGGGAGCGGTGTAATGCCGCTCCCTTTAATCAATTTAACTATGGCAAGTCCCAAGTACATAAAACTTAATCCGAAAGCCAGTATATTCTACGACCAGGCTTCCAAGATTAAGGTTCTCCGTAACGAGGTTGTGGAGATAACCGAAAAACAGTTCAACTCCCGGGTAATCAAAGCAGCTCTTGCTAACGGTTACCTTCAGGAAGCAAAAGCCGACGAGTTAAAGGCTAGCGGTGTAAAGGCAAATACACCCGCTACCAAGAAGGAAGTAGACCTGGAAGCCGTTAAGAAGAAGTTCAAAGACCTAGTCGAGGCAGAAGAGGCTCCCGAGAAAATCAAGGAGCAGTTCAACACGGAAGAGCTGAAGGCCTTGGCCATCTCCCTGGAGATTGAGCCTGAAGAGGGTGATACCAAGCTCGACCTGGTGAATGCTATCCTCGATGAGTTGAAGGACGAAGACGACGAGTAAGCTATGGAAACGGTAGATTTTTTATCTACCGTAGTTGGACTCAATGCAAGGTTTAGGGGATTCGCTGATGAACTACCCCACGACTTTACAGTAACATGGGTATTTGGTGATGGGAAGACAGAATCACACGTTGGTGTGGTAACTGCTTCCCATCTTTATGAAGCTTCTGGTGACTACGTGGTCAAGATGACCATAACTAACAACGTCGGAGGAGTTGCATTATCCAAGACTCAGGTTATTGGGGTTAGTGAAGAGGTAAAGACCCAGTTGCCTGGCAGTATCTACGAGCTGATAGACACTTATATCCCTGAGGATATCTTCGGTAAACTTACGCTTAAAGAGAAGCAACAGTTTATTGAAAAATGGCAGCTATATATTCAGCCGCTAGTAAATCATGAAGTACCTATAGAGGAATTTAATAATGAGTTGTATTACGAAGCTCTAGAAAACCAGCTAATTATGGAATTGGCAGCCTATGATTATATGGTAGTGCAGATTTCATTGATGGTTGGTGCCACTGCAGAATCAGTTAAAGAGAGTAACTCATCCTCTACATCTGAATCCGAGTCTTCAGAGTCAAGCCGGGGTTCAGGTGAGGTTAAGCGAATACAAACAGGTCCAACTGAGGTAGAATTCTTCAACGATACTGACTCTGAATCTAAAACCTCATCAAATGTCATAAAAGCAATGCAACCAGGTGGAGTTATTGATATACTTAAACAAAATCTGTGTATGCTTGCTGAAAGACTTTCCATCTATCTACCCATTTGCCGAACAGTGAAGAAGGTAGTAGTTCCAAAAGTAGTCAACCACCGGAGGCCAGGACCATTAGATGGCCCAGACCCAGGCTTCCCTGTAAAGAGATAGGGTATGGCACGGAGGAAAAGGATTACAAAAGGAGTATGGGACCGATACAAGGCCATTGTAAATGACTTTGTTGAAGTGGATGCAGGTAAACAACCTCTAATCTGGTTAAAGAGATTTGACCAGATTCTGTCTTACGGTGAAGATACTGGTAATAACTACGAACCGTACTTTCTGGACGGATTGATTCAGTACAACTTCATAAGAACTTGGCCTTCATTAAAAGAGACTGTTTCAGGTGAACTGGACGGTATAAATATTGTATTATATGTAACTAAAAGGTCACTTGAAGAGAATGGACATCTAACCAAAGAAGGTTATTGGAACTTTGACTGGGTACAGGATAAGTTCGTAATCAATGGAAAGGTCTATTCACCAACTGGTGATACTCAGGTTGCTCAGGCACATGATGAAGCTTTGCTCTTTTTTGTAGTACTGAAGAGAGAAACTCCAGAAGAAACTAAAAAGATACTCTCCTACATGGAGAACATCGATAGGTACGTAGAGTTAACTAAGTACATCCTTGAGTTAAGCGAAATGAATAACTATGAGGATGAAACTACCGTAAAGACTAATACGACATTCAAAGTTAAACCCAAATAAAAAAAAAAATGGCCGAAGTAAAACAGAACGGTATAGTAGTTAATCCATCATCTGGTTCTGGTGATACTACTCTTCAGGTAAAAGCCGAAGTAGTTAACCGAGGGAATCGTTTAACACAGGTTGCTACCTTTGAAGTAGAGGGTACAGGAGTAGCTGAGAAGAAGCAATTCATTGCTAATCATCTCCCAGCAGCCGAGTTTATCAGGTTTGATAATATTAACCCGGCAGTAGATAAGGATGGTGGTACGATAACCTTAACCGGTGTATCAAACACTACCAAAATCACCTTTTCTAAGGGTACGGGAGATATTATCGGGGCTGATGTTGCAGCTATTAAGTTTACGGCAAACGGTGCTGAAGCTACAAGCGGTGTTGCAATCGCTGGCGACCCAGGTGCTAAAGCAAAATATGATTTCAGCCTTACACTGAGTGCTGCAGCTAATGAAACCATAGAAGCTCGTACGCAACAGATTATTGCTACAGCTAATGGTGGTCAGAAAGCAACTGCTACTCTCCATCAGACTGCAGGTGACCCATTCATCGAAGTTGCACCGACTTCAGTCGATGTTCCTCAGGATGGTTCGGCAGTACAGGTTACGGTGGACACCAACACTACCTTTACGGTTACTCCCAAGGCATAGGACCAAGGGATTTTGGTATAGAGGGGTGGGATATCCCCTCTATATCCCTAATTTAATAATCAGAGTATGGCAAAAGTTAGTATACCATGGGATGACGGCTCCGGAGATAATTTTTATATTGATTATACCGGAATAGAAGGAAGTTCTGAATCCCTGATAACTTCAGACACAAACCTTACTGGAGTAGAGAGAAGGAAGACTTTGGTATTTAGGACTACAACTACCGGAGTAACAACTGCCCAACAAGCTGAGGCTTATCTCACTGTAGTTCAGATGACTGATAGTTTAATTGTAGCCACATTCTCCAACATAGTATCTATGTATGACGACCAGAAAGCTGGATATAAGCAACAGAATACAAGACGAAAGTAAACAATAAATATAAATATCATGGCAGAATTTCATGAAATAGGTAGTTCTCAGTTTACTGATGTAACTCCCACTGGTACCGAACAAATTCAGATATCAGCCACACAGAAAACTACCTTGCAGAAGATAGCCAACCTTTTCAAAGGTAAGGCTGACCCTAATAATTTAGTAATAACTGATTTTAATGATTCAGCCCCCTTTTCTGATGGTACTCAAAATACTAAGGTAAAGTTCTTCGTGGCTAATGCTGCTACTGTAGTAAATGGACCATCTAATACAGGTATAACTTCTGGTAATTATTATGGTATAGCCATAGCCACGGGTTTAATGCCTACTATAGGACGAGTAGAATATTTACTATGGGTACAGGGCAAGAAAACCTTATTCCGTGGGTATAAAGTGTATATATCTGGTAATGTAAGTAGTACCCAATCTGGTTGGGAAGAGGTAAGCGGCAGTGGAAGCCTATCAGACTTAAGGATATCGGGTTGGTCAGATATAACCAAGTATGATAATGTCCAAGACCCTTATATCCAAAACGGTGATACTCTAGTAGATGCTCTAAGGAAGTTACAATGGATGACAGGTAATAATACTGTTAAAACCTTTGGGGATTCTTCTGGAATAGGTATGATGTGGTGGGACGGTGATACTCAGAATGACTTATTTACTGCATTCTATCTCATGATAGAAACTCATGAGATATATTTCCTATTCGAGGGTACTTTTAGCGATTTAGGTGACCAAGCTATAGAAGACCAAATCATTAGATACATTATAAAAGAGAGTAATGCGGTATATATAGGTACAACCCCTTTGATAAATTATGTATCTGGTACAAATGTAGCTATGAATCTAAGAGGTAAAGATTCCCTTTGGTATACTGGTTCAAGTAATCCCACACTGACCCTACTAGAACATACTTTCAATGACCTAGACCCAACAGCTTCATTTATATGTGCATATAATATAACTCCTACATTCAAAAAACAAAATAGTACAAGTGTGATACACATGCACCAGAATGCAGCCGATGTAGCACCTACCTCCGGTTATAAGGTGTACACCATACTCTGCCAAGTAGTGGGAAGTGTAAAACATTTCTTTATAAATGTGGCTCCATACAACTAAAACTATAAACCATGAACATTACAAAACTTGGATGGCTATACATTTCCTTGGCCATAGCTTCAGTAATTATCTTCTCCTGCATTTGGAGATGGTTGGACAATGGGTTGGTAGCTTTCTTGCTCATCTTATACCCGATAGTGTATTTCATTGCCGGTTATTTTGTTCACTATCTCAAAGTAAAGGCATCTCTTAAGAAAGAATAGGCAATGTCCAGTATCTTAAAAGAACACCAACATAAAACTAAGTTTGGTAAGTTCCTGCATATTCTTGGGCATATCATTTTGTATATTTGGCAATTACCTCAAAACCTTGCCGGACTCGGTTATAAAATAATCCTACGGGGTGAGAAAAGAATCCTAAAACAAAGGAGTACTGCTTTCTATGTGGCTCCAACAATGAATGGAGGAGTAAGTTTAGGAAACTATATCTTCCTATCAGAGAAGTCAGGATTAAGAGAACCAGTATATGACCACGAGTTTGGTCATTGTATTCAATCTCGAATTCTTGGTCCATTATACTTACCAATCGTGGGCTTATGTAGTGGATTACATTGTATGCTACACAAACGTACTAATAACTACTACGATTTTTGGACAGAGAAGTGGGCAAATAAACTTGGAGGAATAGAAGGTTATGCTGGCGAGTACCACTATCACAAAGATGGTATTATCAGGACTGTTTACGATGAACTGAAGGCTTTTTACAATAAATACTTCTAACAGATGGCAAGGAAGGTAAATATCACACTTCCCAAAGTATCTGACCTTGTACTTCAGGTAAAGCTAAACGGTGAATGGCAAAAGGTAGAATCTTTAGTCAGTAACCTTGGGCCAAGTATGCAGAGGGGATATGATAAAGCTGTGAGTCAATTCTCACGTAACCTCCTTGCAATCGTAAAGAAGTCATTAACTTTGGGTATACCGCCGATGGGTGGTGGAGTAACTTGGCAACCATTATCTCCAGCTACCATTGAAAGGTGGGGACAACATCCTATTTATAACCTGACTGGTCTCTATTCGAGGTCAGTTGGGTTATATAGGTATAAATCGAGGGTTCTAATAGGATTACCAATCGGAACCAGACGCTCTTCTCAGAAGAAGCTAACACTAAACCAACTAGCCATGATGTTGGAATTCGGTTCCAGCGATGGTAGGATTCCACCCCGGCCCGTATGGGCACCATCTCTTAAAGCCGCTGGTGGTAAGAATAAGCTCAAGCAACTTATCCTAACGGAGATACGTAAAGAACTTCAAAAGTATGGTGTAAGACCCAATCAAGTAAAATGGTAAATTCTCAGGAAATTATAGAGAGGTCCATATACGTGGCTATATTAAATATGGCTATCAAGTTGGGCTACACTATAAATCCAGAAGACTATCTTCCAACCAGTGCAGCAAATGCTGAACGGTTTAAAGAAGACCTGAAAAAGATCACTGACGAAAAGGGTTTCTACGTCAGTATATTCGGAGTGGGTAACAATCACTCAAAAGGTATAAAAGAAACCCCCCGTATCGTGGTTGATTCCGAAGGATTCTATCCTGGAGATATTGGACTACCGAGACAGATAATAGAGAAAGAAGAGGGCATAGGTTACACTGCAACTGAAGTACCTTATGAAACCCTATCACAATACATGAACATAAGACTGTGTGCTCATTCTGCAGAACACATGAGACTGTTGCATCAGATTATGTTCTGGTCAGTTCCTCAAAGAGGCTACCTAAAACCATACGAAGAACCCAAATTTCTATTCACAGGAAATATATTCCTCCGGATAGTTAATTTTTATAATATGCCGGATTTGGATAATGGGTTGATGGAAAAGGTATACCAATTTGAAGTACAGGATTGCCTCTTAGATGGTAACACTCCTCCAGAGGTAATTACTCCAATAAGAGATATTTCCGTGCTTCTAGAAAATGCCGATTACACTCTGAAGGTTCCCCAAGGAGCCTGACCCACCTATACCTCCAATCGACCCTGGTTCTTACTTGAGGGTACGTGGAGGTGGATTCTTTTTTACTATCATAACCTTAATCAATAATTATATGCCACAGACTCCAAGAGTAAGGTTCAATTTTAAGAACCTGAATGTACAATCAAGTGTACCTCTGTTGGGTGTAATCAATGTAGTAGCCCGTACTACTAAGGGTCCATTCGAAGACCCGAAGGACTTGATTGCAACTCCCTCACAGTTCACTCGCATCTTCGGTTCGGAAATAGTTCCGGATGGTTCGGTATCAAACATCATGAAAGCCCTGGAAATGGGTGCAAAAGTCCGGGTATCACGAGTAGCTGGAGTTGGGGCTACTTATGGTTGGGCAAAGCCTATGTCGGTAACACCGGCTTCTTCTCAGGCAGTTCCCTCGGTATCGGTACCAGACGGTTCTTCGGTTATTTCCATTACTATTTCCGACCCGAGTGGGGCTGAGAACAGTCTCTCTATGCACATGGCCATACGTACTCGAGAGGCTGGTTCTCCGGTATTGGATGATACGGGAGTTAATCTCAATCGTCCTTTTTACCTGAAGCTGAATGTATCCACGGAACCAACACTCCGTGCAAGCATCATTCAGTATGGTGGCCGGGATGATATTACCAATATTCCGACGTACGACAGCATGCTCAACGAAATGCTGTTCTTCTCGGCAGTATCTGCAAACACTTCCGAGGGAGTAACCAATCCCTCTATAAATGTGAATACTCTGCAGAACTTCCTGGATAATGCTCCCAACATCACTTTTGAGGCAATCCAGGGTAAGGCAGGCGATGGTCAGGGTACCATGGCAAATCTGGCAACCGGTATTCAGACCATGGAAGATATCATATCCATTCTTCGTCAGTTCTCCAACTGGAACTCGATGATTACTGTGGGTAAGATAACGGAAGGTACCGTGGATGCCGAGGAAATTTCCGATACCAACGTATACATGCAGTGTACTGAGGGTAATGCAGGGGCTACTCCTACGGCAGACGAATGGCTCTCGGCATATCAGGCAAGCAAGGCCTACTACGAGGCATATTCGGTAATCCTTTCTCACATACATCAGCATCTGCCTACGGATTATACCAAGGTATATACCTCTGCAGCTGCCGATGTACACAACATCTTCGAACAGATGTTGTATGTGGAAGTGCCTAAGTATGCTCCTGACACTCGTACCCCAGCAACTCCCGAAGAGACCCTTTCGGCACTGAAGACTCTGGTACAGACCATTGGTGCCAAGAAAGAAGTGGCATATTTCGGAGGTGGTATCAAGTATTACAACGAGAATGGCTCTCTCCAGAAATGCGATGTGCTGGGTTCGGTAGTGGGACTCGATGCCATCTGCGCTTCTACCTACGGTCCCTGGTATTCGTTCTCCGGTATGAACCGGGGTGTAATCGTATCGGCACTCGGTCCGGTGATGAAGAACTTGGGAGGACCTGCTGAAGTGGATACTCTTAACGAGTTCGCTCAGTGGTACATGAACCTGTTCGTAATAAAGAACACCAGGACCCAGGGTCAGCGCACTATGCTCTGGCATGGTTTCACTTCGAACCCAGTAGACGATTCGGAGAAATTCATCTCCATAGTTCGTCTCAATCTCTATCTGAAGAAAAACCTCCGGCCGATTTTAGAGAGCTACATCGAAGAGCCCAATACCTTCGATACGTGGAAACTCATTTATCACGAAGCAAAAGAAATTCTGGATGACCTGCAGACCCGCAATGCCATCACTTCCTATGAGTGGATAGGTGACCAGGATGCCCAGAGTTACGAAGAGCTTCAGATAAACAATGAGGCCGACGTTCGCCAGGGTAAATATCGGGCTCAGCTGAAGTATAAGGAGGTTGTTCCAATGCAGGATATCGAAATGGATGTTATCATCGACATTGCTGTAAACAAGAGCACCGGTGAAGTATCCATCTCTGCCCAGAATAACTAACAAATAAATACGATAAATACTATGGCAGGAGCTAAAGTAAAAAACCCGAGGAAGAAGTTCTTATGGCAAATAATATTTGTCAAGCACCCCATCAACCCCTTCCTCTTTCAGAAGGTAACTGTACCTGAGATAAGTATCGAACAGGTTGCACACGGGGATGTAAACTACGACGTAAAGACCGGTGGCAGGGTATCAGTTGGTAACTTAACTGCATCTAAGCTGGAGACAACTTCTGGTTCAGATACCTGGTTATGGGATTGGCTGATGTCAGTACAGGATATGCTGCTCGGGGGAGGTTTAACCCCAAGTCAGTACAAGGAAACCGTACTTATCAATGAGCTGGCCGAGGATGGAGTATCTATCCTTAATTCCTGGACTTGTACCGGAGTATGGCCTTGCAAGGTAAACGGACAGGACTTAGACCGAATGAGTTCGGACAACACTCTGGAGGATTTGGAGTTCTCAGTAGACACCTGCGAGAAGCTATAATAGTGAATCACCAAGGGAGAGCTCAGCAATGAACTCTCCCTTTTTCGTATCCAAGACTATATTCAGAAGAATACACTTAACAACTCAACAACATGGAAGACAAAACACTTTATGGTAAGAAACTTACCTTCAAACTCCCCAGTGGTTACGAGGTAACTATAAGGGAACAGAATGGAGAGGATGATGATATCCTTTCTAATCCGGTAGATGCCAAAACCTTCATGAACATATCAAAGTTCATTGCAGGCATTGTAACTGATACTGATATAACAGCAACTCGATTGCTTACCCCCGAAGATGTGCAGAAAATGCCCTCACTCGACAGGTATGCAATCATGGTAAATTCCAGGGTGTTTTCTCTTGGGGAAATACTTGACTTCAGGTATGCTTGGGATGGTCCAGCCGATGGTCAAGTTCGTGAAGTAGACTATGAAATAAACCTTCAGGAAGAGTTCCTTTTCGACTACGGTGTAGTTCCAACTATGGAAGAGATGGAAGCAAAACCTAACGCTATCCCATTCTACCCAGTACCTAAACAAACCTCGGAAATACAGTTCACTACTAAAAGTGGGAAAGAGATGTGCTTCGACCTCCTCAATGCCCGCGGGGAAGCCTACGTCTTAAATCTCCCCGCAAGTGAACGTACCAAAAATCAGGAGTTAGTCGCTCGTAATCTCAAACTGAGGGTTGGTGACAACTATGAACCCGTGAAGAACTTCCGGATGTTCAGCCCAAAAGATATGATGGACATAAGGTCTGCTATCAAAGGGTTTGACCCCCTATTCCACGGTACTACTCAAATCGAAGACCCCGAAACGGGACAGAAGATTATGGTACCAGTGATGGCGGTAGATAATTTTTTCTACCCACGGGAGAACTAGAAGATGTATATCTATACATTGTTAAAGCTAATATTAGTATTGACTTTAACACTCTAGCAAAGCTCCCCTGGCGGCGAAGGAAGAAATTTATAGAAGCCGCCGAAGCATATTACAATGCCCTTGAGAAAGAGCTGCCCAAAGGAAAGTAGGGCAGCTCTCTTTTGTTCGATAAATCTGAAACTATATGGCTTTTACAAGTGGTAGTCCTTCTGCAGGACAACTAGAGATAGGTGTGGCCCTTGTCCTTCAAGATAGGTTTTCAAACCAGGCAAGAGAAGCTAGCTCAGTCATCCGAGGTTTACATAGGGATGCTAAGAATGCTGTACAGGCTAACTTAACCGCAGTTCAGTCGTACGCTAATATAGCCAGTGGTGTGGCCAGTTCGATAGTATCAACATTAACCACTACTATAGAAACCGGAGCTGATTTCATAGACATGATGACTTCAGTGGGAGCTATATCTGGAGCTACCGAAAATCAAATGTCTGGGTTATCCGAAACTGCCCAGACATTAGGTTTAAGGACCATGTTCATGTCAAGGGATATAGCTTCAGGTATGAAATACTTGGCAATGGCAGGTAATGATGCAAACCAGATTCAGCAAATGATATCTGGTGCAGCCATGATGGCCAATGCCACAGGCATGGAATTGGGAGGTAAAGGAGGCACAGCTGACTTACTGACCAATATCATGAGGACCTTCAAATTAGAGGGTCAAAATGCAGCTAATGTAGTTGGAGACCAGCTTACTAAGGCGGCTATGTCATCAAATGTATCCATGGCAGACTTAGCTGAATCTATAAAATACTCAGCTGCATCCATGGTAACTCTGAGACAGCAGTTACCACAAGTAGCTGCCATGATAGGTACTCTGGGTAATGCAGGTATTCAGGGTTCTATGGCAGGTACTTCTATAAGAAATATGGCAGACTACCTGACTCAGTCATTAACCAATCCTAACTTTAAGGGAGCTAAGGCTTTAGCTAGATTAGGACTGAGTAAACAGGATTTTGTAGATGCCAATGGAGACCTTCAAGATTTTGCCATAATCTTAGGTAAAATAGAAGAAGCTACTCAAGGATTGTCTACTATAGACCAGAATGCTGTATTCAAGAGTATCTTCGGTGTACGTGGTATGCGTGCTGCAGTTGCAATCATGCGTGATACTGAAGGTTACTTTGACCTGTTAAATAAGATACAAAACAATTCTGCGGGATTTGCTGAAGAGGTAGTAGGGAAACGAATGGAAACCCTTGCAGGTAAAATTGATATTATCCAATCTGCTGCCGAGAACCTTATGACTACTTTCAGTGAAGCCCTGGGTAAGAATCCTATTATAATGGGATTTCTGGATATGCTCGGTTGGGCCATATCTCAGCTTCGTGACCTAATGGCAACTCCATTTGGTCCATGGATAGCGGGATTTGCTGCTATAGCTGCAGTTGGTTTAAAGATAGGTTCTATTTGGATGGGACTGAGAGCACGTTGGTTATTACTGAATGGTGACTCTCAAGTATCCTTCAAAACCATGATAAGGTTAATGATGGGCGGCTGGTCTCAAGCCACTATGTCTGCTCAGGGTTATTTAAACATGGAGAGAGCCATCATAGCTCAAAGGAAAGCTGGTATTGGAGCAAGTGCGACTATCATTGCAGGTATGGCTGGATTACCCGGTTATTTCTATAATGGTAATATTCCAGCAAAAATGGGAGCCAATGGTAGATACTATGCCCAAACTGGTAGAGGAGCTTCTGGATGGACTCCAGTACCTGCTGCAATGGTTACTACTACTAATGCGGGTCAGATGACTCGGGGTTTAATGGGTACCGCTGCAGGGGCAGCAGCAGGTGCGGCATCCCGAGGAGCTTTGGCTTCTGTGGGTAGAGGCATACTGGGATTTGGTTCTAGATTACTCGGGTTATTCGGAGGTCCACTTGGGTTAGCTATTACTGGTATATCCATATTTGGGCCCATGATATACAGTGCTATTAAAGGTAACAAGTCTGCTCAAGATGAAAATACCAGGGCTACAAATGACCTGGCATCTGCTATCAAAGCCAGCCGAGAGGGTTATAAACAAAAGGATAATCTCCAAATGTTAACTATCCAAGAGATACGGTGGTTAGTACAGATGCTCGGAGTTTATACTGATAAGCTCAACAATCGGGAAAATAGAGGTACTCACTTAACTATCAATATGGATGGTAAGAAGTTCCTGGAAGAGTACCTTGGTGAAAGAGATTCAGAGATAAATGTAGCTGCTGGAGTAAACTAATAAATCATGGCATCGCTCATAGGAAAACCTTTAGGAAAAGTAGCTCAAGAAGTAGTTGACCTTGAGCAAGGGAGGATATTCCAATCTCCTCTCAATAAAGTATGGAGAGCCCTGATACTCATAAACAGGGCTACTTCTCCAATGGCTAAGGCAGAACCCAATAAGATGGGTAAAGCCTATGACGCAAAGAATCTGCATGTAGCCCGAAAGGGTTCGTTCTCTTTAGCTCAGGCTCAGGACCCTTGGACTCAGAATCGTATAGCTGCTGAAACAGCTGGGGTTTCTCCTGAACAGATTTTGAAGGCTAAGTCCATAGATTATACTGTAGCAAACAAGTTGACTTCTGAACTGATAAAGAACGACATTGTTATTGCTAACCTGAATGTATCACCCGCTGTAAGTTTAGTGATTCAAAACAGGCCTGACAGATTACGAGTAGAACCTAATGCTACTTGGGCTGCAGTTAAATCCATGGGACGTAATAACCCCTTTTATTTCTACACTGGAGGAGAAGATACAATAACATTCGACATCTCTTGGTATTCAGTAGATGCTGAACACAGAGACGATGTGGTGAATAAATGTAGATTGCTCGAATCCTGGGCAAGAGCTGACGGTTATTCTGCATCACCCCCTACCCTAAGAATTCAGTGGGGTAATTCTGGATTATTTGAAGACGACCTTTTCATACTAGCTTCAGCTCCATATGAATTAACTCATTTTCAAAATGCAGCTCGTATGAGGAAAAGGTATGATAATGACCCAGAGACTGGTCAGAGGATTGCAAGTACTGTAAGTCAACCTTTTGACCTTAAGCTACTACCTAATTGTGCAACCCAAACACTCACCTTCAAAAGGGTAACTAAAAACAATCGAACTTGGGAAGAAATAATCCCTGCTAGTAAGTTGCAGTATACGCCTGGAGTAATCTATGATGGTGGGGAAGTAAATTCTCTAGAAAACTCCGATACGGAGAGAGTAGGCACACAAAATTAAATACTTATGGTTACTATCCCAGGAACAAGTCCCTATGAGGACAGTTATGTAATAAAGTTCCCAGACGGGGATGTATCTTTGGAAAGGAATATATCTGCAATATCTTCAGACCATATAATTCATTCGGTACTTGAAGGAGAAACAATCCAAAACATCGCCTTCAAATACTATGGAGATTCTGGAATGTGGGGAGTAATTGCGGATGCCAATGATATTCTCAATCCTTTCGAAGATGTTCATGAGGATATGGAGTTAATCATACCGAATTATGGAGGATAGTAAACCCATTCTCGTAAACGGTAATGGTACTCCATACCTTGCCATATTCGATGGAGCTGGCTCTCCTATTATGGACGAGTTCAATGGCATTCCCATCGGTATGGAAGTCGAGAACTTCAACTACAAGTACACAGAAGGTAAAGGAGACAAAGGTAAGTTTACTATAGTAACTGACTTTGTAGGAATAGTGGACCATCCCTCTTTACAATTCAAGATGCCCTTGAAGATACAGTGGGGATGGATATTCAGTGACAGCTCTTTCAAATCCGGTCCTGTAAGATTGGTCAACATAAAGAGTCATCAGATAGAGTTTACACCAGAGGGAGTAAAGTTTACCATAGAATTTGCTGATGCAAAGATGTTCTTGGAAGCCGAACCTTCAAAATTTGTGGGTAATAAAACCGAGTACTTGGAGGTATTCAAGGAATTAGCCTTGGGTAAGATGCCTTTAATTGTAACGGATTACTCTCAGAAAGCTGGTACAGCTCTGGTAATAACCGATAATCAACCATGTGATGGCAAAACAGAGCAAAGAGAAAAGTAAGCCTTGCTTACCTTGTTATACAAAAATACAAAACTCTGAGGAGATAGATGATGGGTTAGTAGGAGTAAAAATACTTGAATTGACTCCAGAGAACCTTTCTAAACCTGCTCAGGACCCTGATAGATATAAGTTAAAGATGATACCGGCCACATTTGCAGAAGGTACTGTAATTGCAGGTTCGGCTACATTCTTAAACAAATACTCTCAGTTAGTGGGTATAGTTAAGGCTATGCCAGGAGGTCCTAACTTTGTAGACACTCGTGATAACAAGATAGAGATACACAATGGAAAGCAGTCAGGTAAAACGGTATTTGCATATACCTATGCTGGTGGAACTGGAGAACTGTTAGAGTTCAGGGTTCAAACTAAATACGTACAAAGTATAGAAGCTGGTAAAGCTTCAAGTATAGACCCTGATACTAAAACTGTGGAAACAGAGGTAGTTCAATGTATACCTACCAACGATGACCCATGTAAGCCGGATGCTTATGTTAGAAGGAATAAGCCTGAGATACTTATGGAGCCAAGAGATGTTACTCGTATGGCAAAGTTCGAAAGGGCTATAATACCAAGTACCTCTACATGTCGTCAGGTAAACAATTCTTCTAAAAAGCCTCCAGTATATAACTCTGTAACTGATGCTAAACAGAAGATAGCTTCAAATCCCTCATTAACTGAGGATGAAGTTAAAGCTTACAATTCTCAGATAGAAGCCGAGTGGAAAAAGTATCAAGATGGACTTAAGGGGTTCGAAGATGCAATACGTTCAGGTAAAACTGATGTAAGTCTTCCACTACCACCAGATGAGGTATCTAACTTTGTCATTCGGAGAAAGGTGTTGGTAAAGCTGAATCCCATAGATTATGCTCCTAACAGTAGCACAGCTCAGTGGCAAAATCGATGGAGACAAGGTTACAATGCTTTGAAGAAGAGAACCGATGTAAGCTTGGTCATCCAGGGGTCTTCTCAGGAGAGACCTTACGGAGATTATCCTTATGACCATCCCGGTTCAGACCGTTCTAAGGTATTAGCCGAAATGGAATTAGAAATACAAGTACCAGGTGTACGAGTAGTAGCTGACCCTTTATTCACAACCATGGGAAGCTTCATGTCTAATGACATCATCGAATCGGTGAATAGTCAAATTAAAGCAAAAGCCAAGTTCGTTGGTAACCCCGATATGAAGTCTTCTCAAATCATTGAGATAAAGAATGTCGGTAAAAAGTACTCTGGTGACTGGTATGCAAAAGAGGTTGAACATAGCTTTGATACCGGGGGATATTTCACTGAGATTACTTTTGAGAAGAAGTCACGTAACTCTATACTGAATCGAATATCTACTTCTGTCAATACTCAGGAAGTATTCCAAAAAGCTCATGACATAGCTGAAGAGTCTTATACTACGGGTGCTTGGAAAATACCAAGTAAGATTAAGGCTGAGGTGGCTAGATACCGAGCTTCAACTTGGACAGAAGAGGACAAGGAGAATCCTCAAAGAGCTGGTCGTCAAATTGTGGTACGTCAGAACCCCGACAACCCTGCTGATTATAAAGTAGAGGTAGATTCAAGAATTGACTTTCAAGTAGGTAGGAACATAAGCCCAAGAGAATAATGACCTTATACGAAATAATTCAACAAAGAGGTATAGAGGCCATTGGAAGATTCTATTCTACCTATCGAGGTATAGTAATAACTTCTAATGACCCTGACTCTCAAAACAAGGTATGTGTACATCTCCCGAGTATACTAAGAGGTGTAGAAGTATGGGCCTATCCTAAGCATCAACAAGGAGGTCCTGGTTCTGGATTCAAATGGTTATCTCCTCGTGAAGGTTCTATAGTATATGTAGAATTTGAAAATGGAGACCCAAGACACCCCCTCTGGTCTTATCATGGCTGGGCAATCGGAGAGATGCCTCCTGACTTAGACAAACCCCATGTACTTGGGTTTATTACACCCAAAGGCAATAGGATTATACTGGATGAAAGTGAATCGGGAGTATTAACTGCAATAATCCAACAAGATATAATTGTTAAGTCTCTAGACGGTAACATAAACGTCGATGCGAATAACATTATAATGCAGGGGGGAGAAGTTGGTATTCCTGAATCCAATTCGGTAGTAGGGAGGTTAAATAAAATTGAGCAAGACCTAAATAAAATAAAGCAGACATTTACTAACTGGGTACCTAAACCTCAGGACGGTGGTGGTGCTTTGAAGACTGCTGCTGCATCTTGGGCTGGTTCTAAATTGGAAGAGACCAAGGTGGAGGATATTGAAAGTGAAACAATTAAACAACCTAACTAATGGCAAACTATAATCAACTCAACACTATTGGTAGTGGTGCCTATTTCCCGATAAAGCTTGAACAAGCCCTCGGGAGTGATGGGAAACCAGAATCAGTACAGCTGCCAGATGGAAGAGTAGTACCAAAGATAGGGTGGTATATACTCCGAGGGGATGTTGCTTTAATAAAGCAGAATCTCACAGCTATCCTAACCTATCAGATAGGCCAAAGGTTCAGGCAAGAGGACTTTGGTTCTCGAACTTGGGAATGTTTGGAAGAACCTAACACCAGTGCTCTCAATCTCATGATTAAAAATTTCGTGAAGGATGGCATAGCAGCTTGGGAACCTCGGATAACTGCATTAAAGGTATTCGCTCTGAAACCCACCAAGGAATCTATAAGACTCTTGATATATTTCAAGGTACAGAACTCTCAAAGGGTAGAAGAGTTAAACTTTCAGTATAACTTAAATAACTCTACAACAAATGTCTACTAGCAACCCTTGGCTCACCCCTTTTCAGAGGTCATATAATGACATAAAAGCCAAACTGATTCAATCTCTGAATGAAAGGGTTCCAGAGATAACGGATATGAGTGAAGGTAATATCTTCATCCTTACACTCTCAATATTTGCAGGTATTGCCGAGGTAATACATTACTACATCGACGGTATGGCAAGGGAAGCTTTCCTCCCAACTTGTCGAAGGTATTCATCTCTGTACAAACATGCTAAGCTGGTGGATTATCATATAAAATCAGCCATCCCCTCTTCAGTAGACTTAACTGTTTACATGCAAGATGGAAGTCCTTTCCCTGTAGATATACAAGTACCGCAGAACACCATTTTTAATTCAAAGGATGGTAAACAGTGGATAACTACTCGTAATGTAACTATCGAAAGGGGTACTTATACTTATAAAGTACCAGTAGCTCAAAAGGAGGCTGTGGAGGAAGTAGAACTGGGTACTTATACTTCTCATGACATTATCATAACCTTGGGAGATTTGCCCACGGATAAGAAGTATGTAGAAGGTTCTATGGTACTTACTATTGGTGGAGAAGCTTGGACCTTGGTGGATACTTTTGCTTATTCAGGTCCTGGTGATAAGGTGTACAAGGTAGAACTTGATACTACTCTCACTCCGTACCTGGTATTTGGTGATGGTCAGTTTGGTAGGAAACCAACCATAGGTTCACTCATCAAGGGGCAGTACTATCTTACGTATGGTGCAAACGGTAATATACCGGCAAACCAATTCGACAAAGTTCCAGATGTAATGACCGATGTAACTTCTGGCCTTACTCTAACCAATACTATAGCTGCTACCGGGGGCTCTGACTATGAGGATTTTGATACCCTCAAAGAGCATATACCATTAAGTATTAAGACTCTGGGAGTGGCCATCACCAAAGAAGATTATGAGGCCATAGCCATGTTAATAGATGGAGTAGATAAAGCTTACTGTAACTACATCTGTGGAAAATATGTAGAAGTATATATCACTCCAGATGGTGGTTCAGAAGCAAGCACCGAGCTTATTAACAATGTAAAGCAAAGGATGGAATCTTCTAAGGTGTTAACCACTCGAGTAAGTGTGTATTCTACACATGCAGCCAAGATTTACCTTTCGGCTGAAATTACTGGTAGGAAGTCTTTCAAATCCATAGATATAAGCAACCAGGTAAAGAAAGCATTGTTGGACGCTTATAACTATCAGAACTCTGATATCAATAAACCGGTAAGACAGTCTGACTTGTATGCTCTCATGGATAATCAGCCCATGGTTGATTTCCTTACCATAACCGAGCTGTACTTACTGCCGTACCCGATAGCCATAAATATCAACTCTCAGAATACGGAAGAGATAGTATCAGTGCCCGCACTGAATATCACCTACTTCAAGATGATATCATTTACAACCTCTACTCCGGAATCTGATTTTGATAATTGTTACATACAGACCGTAATAGAAAACGGCAATGCCTTCTACAAGGTGTATGCTAACAAGGACTTGTCGGGTAATGCTCTATACTCTGGTCAATATGGTAAACCTCTCGAGGTAACTCTGACCAAGTCAAAGTTCAGCCTTACAATCAACTTACCGGTTGAAAATGCAAACTACGAAAACGGAACAGTATATCAATTAACCACCCAACCGATGGGAAGCAACGGCAGATTGGTAGACCTGATTCCTCACAACTACAATATCCCCACTATCAGTTCGGATAACATAACACTCACAATCAATGAAGTGGTTTAATCCAGCGAAGACATTCTTCAGGGATTACATCTTCAGTAACCTTTTCGACCATTACTATAAATCCAATGATACCTACCAGGATTCAGAAGGCAAAGGTATATTCGAAAGGTTCATAGATGTATGTTCGGGTTATTTCGATACTGAAGTAATGCCAGATATAGATAACTTCATGGAATGTCTGGATGTGGATAAAGCCAATCCTATATTCCTGAATTATCTCTGGGAATACTTTGGGTTTATACCGTATGCCTATGGCGTATTAACTAAGGGAGAACCTTATACAGAGAAGAATCTAGAGAATTGGGTAAAAGAAGATAGGGGTTTTCCTACCGCGGATTACCGGCTAGTTCTAAGATACGCCATATCCTTGTACAAGATACGAGGCACTAGACGGTTTTATGAAATATTAGGCCGTTTTTATGGAGTGACCTTTACTCTCACAGAAGTAGATGAAAGTACCAAAGCATCAGTAGCCCAGGCAATAGGCGATGGTTCTGTAAACTATGATACTATCTCTCACTTCGATACTCCTTCAGCTACCTACGATACTGAAACGGATTGTTGGGAATGTGTCCCAATGATTCTCACTATTGGCATACCAAAGGGTCAATGGGATTTTATGGTAAGGAAAGACCAGGAGATTCAAGAACAATTGTTGGAAGAGTGGAAGCTGATGAATCCCGATGCCACTGAAGAAGAGATAGAGGCTGAAAAGGAACAAATACAATCAGAACATCCCTCCGACTACAGTGACAAGGTAAGAGAGACTCTGGTAAACATTGTCAATAAGTACCTACCCGTAAATGTAAAATATTTTGAACCAAAAGACAGTTCTGTAGTATTTGAACAAACTACTGCCGTAATTTATATCGTATATGCTTAACATGCCTCTAATAACTCTACTATCTTCTTTTGCTCAAGAAGACCCCAAACTTGACCATGTAGTTCAATCTCTAACCAAATCTTCGATTGAACTGGCTGAAGCTGCCTCTAATTATGGGGCACTCAAAGTGATATTCGGTATATTCATGGTAATGGTTTTAGTGATGGTAGTAATGTTCGTATATACCATCTGGAACCTAAATAAAAAGGTAACCGTGGTATCAGAATCATCACAACAGGTAAAGGAATTCTTTGATGGAGCTGCTGACTCTACCATAGGTATAACTGAAGCTCAGATATTGATACGTAGGGAATTCAATTGCTTGGGTCACATCCTGAAGTATGCGATACTGCGGATCAGATTTGAGAATCATATAGACAACAAAGAGTCAACTGTAAAGAAGGTAGAGAGCTTGGTGAATAATGAGTATTCCGAACTATGTGGATTACTATCAAACTTCACCTGTAATGGTAAATCTCTGTCAAATATCTTTGAGCCTCAAGATAATGAGGCAATAAAAGATATGGTAATTGAACAGATATATATACCAAAGGACCAATTTACAATTTCTAATATGGACCAATCTGTTGGTATGTATCTAAACGGATTAAAACTAATGTACCTTAAAAAATTATAACATGGCACGAAGATTATTGCCCATCATCGACTTTGCTCATGGGTCAGATGTGGCAGGGAAACAATCTCCAGATGGCAGACACAAGGAATACCTGTGGAGTAGAAAAGTGGGTAAGATGTTGGCAGAACGTCTTAAACGGGAAGGATTCGAAGTAGCATTCACCAATACCAAGGACACCGAAATCGGACTGTCTAGAAGAAAAGAAATTGCAAATAACTTAGATACTCCTCGAGGGGGAGCTAAGTTTCTGCTATCCCTCCATAACAATGCTGCAGGCATGGGAAATGAGTGGTGCACTGCCCGGGGATTTGAAATATATACCACCAAAGGACAAACCCGTTCGGATTTATTTGCTACAGTAATATTCGAACAACTGCAGGAAGACTTCCCCACTACAGATGGTTATAAACACAGAACAGACCCATCAGATGGTGACCCTGATAAGGAAGCCAATTTCACTGTACTGATGGGCAACAACTACTGGGGAGTACTTCTCGAGTGGTTATTCCAGGATAATCCCGATGACGTGGCTCTACTCGAAGATGACTCAGTGAACCAGAAACTGGTAGAATCCTTAACCAAGGCCTTAATATTCATCGATGAGAACCTCGATAAGTTAAAAATATAACCATGGCACAGAATAATGTAACAGAAGTCGTGAATGGGATAGTACAACCAAGGTTCTATCAAGTTTATGGAGACTTAATAGAATCTAAGGAGGTTATGGAACCTCTTGCCATAATGGCTGGTACAGGTCCTATTTGTGGCTTCGACTGGGTAGATACTACCCAACAGAATGTAACCATAACCAGTGTATTCAAAAGACCGGGTACATTACCATCTGGAATGAAAAATATTCTGGGCCGGGCTCGTAGGGTATTCCTTTCTAATAAGGATAACACTGCGGGTCAGGTGTTCAATGCTTACACTACTCCAGATGGATTATGTCATATAGCTCCTGATGTACTAACCTTCAATGGAGTACAACCTTCTGGAGGGTGGCCAAGTTTGAGTAACCCTCAGAAGCTGGTGGCATTTGCTGTAAAAGCAACTCATACCTATCGTCCCGATGGAAGTGAGAATCCTCCCGGTGTAACTAACTTCACCTGTGGGTGGTTAACTTTTGATGATGTGTATGGTCTTGATGAGATACTTTCTTGGGGTTATGAAAGGATGTTAGAACTCCTGGCTGATTCCGGAATGCCTTTCAATAAGGACATCGACTCTCTCATAGGTATATATCTGGTGGGATGGAGACCTGAGTGGAATAGCCAGACTACGAGCATGAGGTATAAGTCAATCATGGCAGCCATGAACTATACTTTGTGTTTGGTACCCATTCAAGGTCAATTTCCAGTAAAGCCGTACGGAATGAATCCTTTGGATATTCTTGACCTGAAGAGTCGGGTTCAATCTGTAGAGAGTAAGTTAGATTCTACTAATATAAAGGGCAATTCTAAGGTGGTTGATTCTTTGGCTATTACCCAAGGTAATGGTGTAGAAGTAGACTATGAGTTATCTAAAATCGATACGGATAGCACAGGAATTCAGGGGACTGTAAGAGTAGCTATTAAAAGCTTAAAAGTCAAAGGGGTAACTTTATTCAGGGACTACAGTAATCCACGTACTTTTGATACCTTAGCAAATTACATCTATGATTACTTAAAGGCCATAGGTATATGGGGTATAAAAAATGGCAATGACCCAGATACTGGGTTGCCCATATATACGGATTGGGGCCTAACCATCATGCATAGAAACTTAAGTAAAGAAGCTAACTACTTAGACCCAGAAGATAATGTGTGGTCGGTAAATGGTGGATTTACTTTACCAGACCGAGCCGAGATATTAGGTACTTTATGTGTGTGTCCCTATAATTCTGCAGTAAGACCCTATTTATCTCCTCTATTACCAGAGCATAGTTCTACAGTTGAAAGGATAAGTAAAGACCCAGCTTTGACTTTAGCTGTAGCCATGGATAATATATTCATGTCAGGTTCTCCTACTGTAGTATCTACTCCCATATCTCAGTATATATCTCCGACTACCAGTAAAGGTACTCTGAAGATGAGACTGACACCATTCGGAGTAATATTCATAGCTGCAGTAAACGTAGCAGAAACATTTACTGATATAACTTATATTACTCTACGAACTAGTAATTTGTATGAATTAGTAGGTAATAATCCTAAATGGTTATTAGCTTTGAAATCCATACAAAAACAGGTAAAAGAAGACCAGCAAGGTTTGACCAGTAATCCTTCCATGGTGCCCTTAACAGTTCTGGGTAATATACAGTGTGTACCAGGTTCTGCCTATACTTGTGAGGTAGGTTTAGAAGTAGGCCCAACTATACCAAATCCTTCTGGAATCAACGAAATGTACGTAAGGGTTAGAATCCCCATGTATAGAGGAAGTACTCCTAATTTAGATTATATAGGTTGGACTCAGGCTCTAAGAGTATTTGTACCATTATCCATATCAGACTTATGGTATAAGGGATTACATCCCAGTATGGAAATAGAAGACTAAACTGAACCATAGTTGAGTTGGTTAAGTGGGGCCGGGGTGAGGTTAGCAATAACCTTGCTCTGGCCTTTTTCATTGTTTAAGGTCTACTGCAGCTTGTTCTAAAACCTTCTGAATGGTTTTCCTCATCCGGGAAAACATATTAACTGCAAACTTATCCCGGGGTAACTCAAAGTAATCTATAAGGTGCAATATAGAAAGCTTGCCATGGGAATCTTTGATACGAGACTCAAACCATTTGGGAGGTTCAAGTTGTATTTGCATAACCAGATATTCATCTGGTGTAAGGTGTTCTTTCATGTATTGATGGAATCTTTGAGATTGTTCCTCCTTTATTCTGGTCTCATCGGAATCATCAAGTAACTCCTTATTATTGTCAGATAACACTTCGAAAGAAGTTAACTCTTGGTTAAACTCTGCTTGCTTAGTATAAGCATTCCTCAGTAACTTACTTTTATAAGTTTGCAGGGAAGATAAGAGAGTTGCTTTCAACCTTTCTTCATCGTATTCGTCTTGGTATTTATTAAATACATACAAGAACTTATCCCAGAAAAAAGAGTTAATAATATCTGGTGTAAGATTAAATCTTCTGGAATCAACTCCTCTCGTCAGTCTACGGATTAAGGGTTTGCAGGTTTTATATAACCTATTAAACAAATCCTCATCATAAGGTTTTAATTCTGTCAAGCGATGTAGTTCACTTCCGTTGTTGCCTTTCATAGTAGTAAAGATTTTTAACAATGCAAATATAAATAATAAAGTAACAACTTGTATGAATTTTATCAAAATTATTTCACCGTCTGTGTTCAAGAATGTTCAAAGATGAGCTTGGAGAACTATATTATCTAGCAGATACTATTGATTATACACTCATGAATATTATATAATATATGAAACAAAATAGGGTAAAGAAGAGGTTAAACTCCTGTGACAAGTTTACGTTCTCTATCGAGTTTCAATTAGAAGTACTTAGGTTTTTGGTACAAGGGAAGGAAGCTCTTCTATATGTTACAAAGATAAAACCTGGGTACTTTACTTTAATTGAACACTCAATAGTAGTAGAGGCCTTGGTAAAATTCGTAAAGAAATACCAACGAATACCAAGTGAGGTCTTAATGGTTGAGCAGGTTAAAACTTTGTTAGAAGGTAAGGATTATGTAGACTTAGTTACCAAGGATGATATCCCTAATATTCATAGTTTAATATCTGAACTTTATAATAAGCCTCTAAAAGATGTAGATATTGTTCTGGAGAACATACACAAGTTTATTGCCTACATTGAATTGAAAGCCTTAAATGAAGGTATGGACTTCTCTGATTACAATTCTTACGAAACCTATCAAGCTAAACTAACTAAGATTCTACAAAGTTCAAAACCACAAAAGAAGGACGAACCTTTGTTAATGGTTAGTGGAACTGCAATGAGACAACTCATGAGAAAGGTTGACCCAGATGTAGTTCCTACTCCATTTTGGCAGTTGAATAGGTTGGGTAATGGAGATGGATATCCCAAGAATTCTCTTTTCGTTTTGATTGATCGCCCTAAACGGAGAAAGACATTTGCACTTATCAATATTGCCCGGGGATATCTGGCAATGAAGAAGAATGTTCTATACATAGATACTGAAAATGGTAAGAACCAGTTAATGGATCGTATGATACAGTCTACTCTCAATAAGACCAAGAGGGAGATGTTAACTGGTGATTATGATAAGATGGAGCAAAGGCACATGCGTAAATATAAACGTCTTGGTGTAGAGTTTATTGTGGAGCGTGTACCTGCAACCATTGCAGATTGTAATACCATCACTAATCTAGTTAGGAAATTAGAAACAGAGAAGGGTATCAAAGTCCATGTCATAATGATTGACTACGCTGCAAAATTAGCTTCTATTGCTCGAGATAGGGACGATGTAGAACGTATCAACAATGTATATATAGATATAGATAATATGGGAGATGAGTTGGGACTAGATGCTATTTGGACTGCCCAACATGTTACCAGAGAAGGTGCTAAGCATCAAGAAACCCGATACGAGGATAATGATATAGCATCAGCTATTTCTATAATAAGAAATGCAAAATGCGTCATGGGATTAAATTCTACTCAGGACGAGGAGGAACACAATATCATGAGAATGGAAGTTGTAGTTCAACGTGATGGAGTTCCAAATGGTCGGGTAATGTTTAATATGGACCCAGAAAGACAACGTATGAAAGAGTTCTCTAAAGAA